ATCAAAAACTCATTATTACTATTATTTATCAAATAATCCGCTGCAACCTCTATGATATATGACATAACACCGCGATCCTCTTTTTTATTAAGAGGCGAACCGCAGTTATCCCAATAACTCAAGAAATTACCATTCAAATAATCAACATCTATGAATATCGTATCATTCAATATCTTATCTTGTAAGTTTATTATACAATACGCCAGGGCATTTAAAAACATATCATTAAACTCCTCGCACCATATTTTATTATAAGATACTATAACATTATCTACATTATCATCAATATCCGAAAAAGGTTTATCTCTATTATTTATTAATGCTAATATAGATTTGGGCGATAATTTATCCAAATAATTAAGCATCTCTTCGCTTATTTCCAAGTCATTATCTTGAAACGCCTTAATATACATATCGCGTCTCTTTGATATACTGCGATTATACTTGAACAGCTCGCTACATAATGCATCATAATCAAACTCAATATTAGCCGATTTACCAATATTATTCAGGATATTCAACATATTCTCCAAACTATCTACAAATCCCACCTCATTCTTATAAATAATATTTGTTATATATTTCTCTATATCATAACGACTTAACTCATTATATCCAGTTATATATCCAATATCTTCGGCGTCGGCGTCGCCAGCTCCATTACCCACATCATCAGTAGCTTCCTGAGTCTCAAACTCTATCATAGGTATTCCCTCATTCTTATCGTGATAGTGGCTATCTTTTATTTCTTTGTGTTCTCGGTATGATATTAAATATTGCTTGCCGTCCTTATCATAGTCAAATATGTGATTTCGCGAATATTCATTCTCTTTTCTGGCGATTTCGTACTTCTTTACAATAATCTCCTTCTTTTCGTGCGTCTTCAAGATGTCATCAATAGATTGTATAGCCTCCAAGATATTGCTATTTTTCAAAGAACGCGTTATAATATCTAATATCTCTAAGATAACTGCGTTATCATCGGTGTTTCCAATACCCATAGTTCTTATAGTGTCAATTATAGCATAGGTCTCCAAATCCTTCAATGGCTTTATTTTGTCAGTCATTATATTATTCTCGCGATAGTCTTCCAAACTCATCTTATTTTTATCCAAAAAGTCTATTACTTTTTCTGTAATGTTCAATAGCTGGATGCTAGTATTCAATTTATCAAAGAATATTAACTTCTTATTTATAATATCCGGCTTCTTAATTTTAACAGGTCTTGATACATTCTTTCGCTCCTTATATTGTTCCATAACATCCGCGAGATAATCGCATAAAATGCCAAAATCCTCCTTATTAATAAAATCCAAGGATTTACCAAACTTATTCAAGACATTCTCTATGTTATAATAATCAAGCTCAAAGCTATCTTTGAGATACTCTATGATATTGCTGATATCCGGTCTGACACCTTTTATTAAATCGCTGACATTTTCGCAATTTTCCGAAGATACATAATTGATATTCATATTCATATTCATATTTTTCGTTGTCGTTAAATGCGATGTTATCTTAGTGTATAGGTAATCATTTATAACAGTCTTTGGTATTTTGTAATAAGCAGATATTATAGGGATATTCACATCATCTGCTGGGAATACTGGGTAATATATAGGAAATCCCTTGTCTCGTGGTTCTATTGTGATATTTATCTTGGCTTCAGGCTTAAATCGCAGTTTCTCAGAATCTTTATTGTATTTAATGCAAAAAAAATATTTTTCTTTTGCTATATCGTGATTTATAACAGTCTTCTTTTTCAAATTATTAAAATTGGCAACTTCGGTCTTATCCGCCATATCCGCGCTATAATCATTCTTTTCGGCTTCGGCATCAAACACATAATTATCATAATTTTTCAATTTCCCGCGATTGCCATCTATATCATTTATTATATCGTAAAAAAGATTCGTTATATTATTGGCCTTCTTCTTATTCGCAAACAATTCAAATAAACTGCTCTTTATTTCCTCACGGGACAACGCTATAAATGAAGGATTGTCTTTAATAATATCATCTAAACTCATTATTTCTAGATATTCTATGTCCTCCAATTCTTCTTCCTCAAAAATATACTCGTTGTCGTTGATATTAATTGACATATTATTTTTCCCTTTCTTTTAATATATAATAATATAAATTATGATACATTATTATCAATTGCGAATTTATTCCATTTTGTCTTAATATCAACCAAATAACTGACAATCTCCTTGCATACTTTATCCATAAATGCGATAAACATATATTTGTCGGTAATATTATCAAGAGTTATCCTTATAATCATAGTAGATTTGAGAGGATGCGGACAAATATAGCCTATGAACTTGCACGCCATATTATTGACTGTTTTCTTGTTCCTCACATAACTGTCGTGCACATATGATTGTATAATGTTTCCCAGCGTATCGTCTTCGTTATCAATGATAAACTCGTATGTCTCGGCAATATCTTGGAATTGCTGTATTTTTACAATTTCCGTCGTATTAATATTAACCAATTCAGTCATTAGATTATTCAACTTAGCTATAACAATATCCAGAGATTTCGGGATTAAATATCTGGGCCCCATATTAACATTAATATGCTCTATGTCAAACTTGAACTTCGTAGGGTCGCCGTATTCATTCATATAATATGCCCGCTCTTTATCAAGCAAGCTCTCGTATTTCTTAGCTTCCTTGGGGTCCTGGATATACGAAAAGTTTGATAGTGAAACTGGGTTAAACGATGCATTATCGCGCCCAGTTCTTTTGACAATATTCGCCTTCAAATGTAGATGTTCGCCAGGTCTCAATCTCGTAATCAAGATATTAAGTTTTGATACCTTGTTTGGCGGAAATAACTCTCTCAGCTTCTTCTCAGTAATTTCTACATCATTAAAGGTCGCCTTGAAATCCGTGGTTCGCACATCAATACTTTTATTCGTAGTATTATTAACATTCAATTCAATCACGAGCGAATTATCCTCGTAATTCTCAATTTCGTCGGCCGTCATACAGATAGGAATTAGCCCGATGCGATGTATAATAAACTCGTCGTGTAATGCTCCCGTATTAGTTATGACACTAACAGTAGGCTCCTCCTTCTCCAGTTTTTCCCCGATTGCTCCCAAGTTTGGAATATCCGTCATAATAATCCTTCGCATACCATTGACAATCGCCAAGTCAATATCGTGAATATCAAAGCTGTGATTATTTGAAGGGTCGGCCGAATCAAACTTATAATTGTAAAACATTCTATTAATATATAGTTTATTATATTTTTATCTTATATAATCAATTTTTAAAAAAATAAAAAACATAAAACCAAAGAAAACATAAACACATAATACTAAATTATACTAAATTATACCTTTATACCTTTGTATTTTTTTCATATAATATGATGTATACTATTAGGATTATCATAAGTATCATAGGTATTATTGATAGTATAGTAACAATCCAACTCCATACATAGCATTCTCCTTTTGTTAAACAAGTTATATTGTAAGCCGTCAATAATATGACAAGCAGATATACAAAATACGCTATTAAATATAATCCGGGACCTTCCAAATACACATTCAACGCAAGAGATATTATAGTAAGTATAATACTAACTGCAATATACACCCATCCCTGTGTGGAAAAATAGTCCGACATATATCCTTATCTATCTATTATTATTAAGATATATATATTTTTGATATCCTAATACTCAGACATCTCCGGGACATCTATGAAATCAAGGTATTCATAATTGCGAAACACATAGATGTCCGGGATTGCATTTCGTTGATTGGATTGGACGCGAAGAACTGAATAAGCGTCTTGATATTTTTGACATCGTTGCATTGGCATAGATAGTAATAAATATTTGAGCTTGTAATAAGCTTCTTGCTGAATGTTGTAATTTGTAGATTTCTCAGCTGCGCCAAGTGATACTGAATAATTGGCGCAAATTGCTTGTCCATCTCCTTATTCATCTTGTATCTCTTATAAGTTGGATTATATGTCGTAGTTGATTTATAATAGCTGTAGAGGCTATCCTTGATAGTTGAGATAATCGTATGTACAAGATATGTAGGGTCAATCTGTCTCCCGTTATTATCAAGCGGAATCTGGATATTCGGGTTATATGTCACGATATAATCCTTAATAGTATAATTCTGCTTGTTTTTCATATAGACGCTAAGAATATTCATCCATACATTCGGGTGGCACGGGTCAGTCTCTTCGCGATAGTTAATATACATTGAGGATATCTTGTATAGTCGCGAAAAGTTCTCTCCATCTACCTTTTTCTTAATAATCAATCCATAGCTTTTATTCTCGTTGATATATGTATTGGCCTGATTGATATCTGCGAAATAAGCCGGATATTTTACACCCATATTAAAAAGCTCTTGGATAGCCGATATATTAATATCATATTCTTCTAGCGTAATTCGGTTCTTCGTATTGATATGCACGAGCTCCTTATAATTCTCGCCTAGCACATCAGTATAATCAATAATATGCTTGTTATCATAGTGAATCAAGACAAACTCATAAGCGTGCTCGGGATTCAAATTTGACGCGAACATAGCCCGCAGAGTCTCTCCGACATCATCTGGCGGAATGTGCGAAAGCATTTCAGCAGTTTCCGGAGATTTACTATAAAATCCATATAGTACCTCGTCAAACATCTTACCGTGCGATTTCGTAGGATGCGAGAACTTTGAACTATTCGCGTCAGGACAACTGGATGTCCCGAAATACCACTTATTCTTATAATTATAAACAGTAATAATAGTTCCATCATAAGCCTCATAACATCTGTCGGTATCGCTGTAATTCGCCGAAATATATTCCTCATACCCGATTCTACGCGGAATAGAATTTGCATACGTAACGACAACATTATTATTACAAGAGAGAGTAAAATCCAATACAATACTCCGACACTGCTCATAAAGCTCCTTATATTCGCAAATATCACTCATCTTGTAATTAGTGTGAAGGAGAACAATATCCTCGTTATCTTTGAACTTCTTAACCTTGATATTCGGCCAGAAATGATATTTTTTCAGCGTATTAATCAGCGTATTTGCATAAGTAGTATTGCCATCGTAATTACTGTAAGTTTTTTCAATTAATTGAGTAAGATTGGTAGGGGGGACATTGGACAATGGCATATCACTGCTCATAATAATACTTTGTTAAAAAATATATATATTTAATTGCTTATATCAATTTTTATAAAAATATGATGAAAAATTGACAGCTGTACAAAAATAAAGAGTAAGAGTAAAATATCACTATGTCAGTTATTTGCCAAGAAGAATCAGAATCTGATTATGAAATAGTTCAGTCGTGCTATCAAACAAAAAATTGGCGCAAAAATTGTAAATGGTATAATAATGGGAAATCAAATGAATGTGAAAAATATCAAATAGAAATTATAGAAAGACTAATTTCTATTAAATTAGAAAAGACAGATGACAGATTAGATATAGAAAATATAGAAATAAAAAATATCAGATGCCCTTTGACAAATGAAAACGGATTTGATTTTACTGAAAACTTTGACGGAGTAATAAATAGAGAGGGAAAAAAACTTTATTTTAACTTAAAGTTTATATGTGATAGCGGAGGCTCACAAACGCGGTCGCTAAGAGAAGTGTATCATTTTATTAAATGTCAAATGGAATACCTAGTTAAATATGCAAAAAATAATGATATACTATTCTTCAATATTCTTGATGGCGATACGAGCTATAAAAGTATGGGGAAGTTTAATTATTTATTGAACAAAGAAAGATATTATGATATTAAAGATAATATTTTTGTAGGAAGCTTATACGATTTCAATAAAGATATTGTAAAATCAGGGAGATTCTGTGCTATCTAATCTGTCCAATAGATATTCGGCGATTGAATATACAAGGTCAAATGATATTCTCTTTCTTGCTATATCCTTGCTTTCTCTGTAATTTGTTAGGAAAAGCGAATTATACTTTTCTCTATGTTCCCGCAAGTATTTATTGAAGCTAACGATTAATTTTTTCTGCTTCTCTTCATCTATTGCCGGCTCTATTATTAGCGTCGCATAAGTCCGCGCCGATTGATTAGGTGTATTATCTATATATATATCTTTATTTTCTACATATGATAATCCTATCTGTGATGTAATATTATCATCTATACATTTAACAACGATATTTGTATTATATTTGTCAATATTCTTATTAGTAAGTCGCGTAATTGTATAAATACTATTTAGAGGCAATTTATATATTTCGCCACCAATCATATAGTTATTTTTAGAGTTTAGCTCAGTAATTATATTAGCCTTTGAAGGATATATAGTGATATCTATCATATTATCGCAATAACCTTGTTTTAGTTCAAATTGGAAGGAGCAGATTGTATAAGATGTATCAGAAAACACTTGTTCTTCAAAGATATTCAATATAATAATCTTGTATTTTTCTAAAAATAACTTGCGCAACTCTATATCCGCCTGACGAATAGAAGACCAGAAATTTAAAGGGATTATTATAATCCCGCCCGAGCAAGTATTGCTTATAATATTCTTGATAAAACACTTGTACAAATCGTTGACATTATATTTATCAAATAACTTTTTATCAGCACTTTTATTTCTCGCGAGATAAGGCGGATTTGTTATAACATATTTATTATTATAATCTGGTGGCTCATTTATCGTATCTCTCTTTACAATATAATCCTTCTTAGGCTCTATATCATAACACTCTATGTTATATTTAATATTTTTGAGATTTCCGGCATTTTCTATAAAAGCTATAAGATCGCCATTACCCGCAAAAGGCTCAATGATATCAAAGATATTATCGGGTATTGTAATATTTTGTAGAATATATTCGTTATTTGTCGTGTAGAATTGTCCTAGCGCCTTCTTAGATTTATTAGACATCTTCTCTTGAATATCTTATTACTTTATAATATTATCATTTTTTATCTTTTTGTTTTTGCGATAGCCCCCCTCTGGCAATAGCCCTAACAATAATAGCAGTACATATATATTGCTGTCATTATTAGAAATACCGTATATATTCTATATAATGTCCTGTCATCTATATAATTATTTGTACCAATATAAGCCCCTGCAACTCCACCAAGGATACTTCCGGCAGCTACTATAATAGCTGCATTAAAATCCAAAAATCCGTGCTGATAATATAGATATAATCCTGGTAATGCATTAGGTATCGTATTTAAGAAAAGAGATATTGCGACAGCTTGCTGAAACGAAAAATCATAATAAACTAATAAAGGCAATAGCAAAATACCACCACCAATACCAATCAACCCAATAATAACCCCAATTATTACTGAGCCAATAAACAACCCTATAATCATCTATATTATTATTTAGAAATTTATAATAACACCCGCGATTACAAGCATAAATCCAAAAAATAAAATATAAAAATATATATACCCTAATCTATATCCCTTTACACATCCGCATCCACATCCGCATCCGCATATTTACTCAGAATCCTTATCCTTCTTCTTGTCAGTCTTAGCCTCCTTCTTGGCCTTCTTGGCCTTCTTAGGCTTCTCATCTTCTTCAACTACTGCCTCTTCCACGACAGGCTCCTCCACCTCCTCAGTCTCCTGAGCTTCAACAGTCTCTTCTTCCTCGTCGGCATCCGCAGCATCCGCAGCATCAGCGGTATCCGCGAGAGTGGCCTTGTAAGCCTTCCACTCTTCTGCGAGCTTAGAGAACCTTTCGGTATTTGAAAGCTCAGGAAACTCTTCGCGAATCCTTTGCTGATTGTCCCTGATATACTGCTGATACTTGGTAAGAGGCTTCTTAGGCTTCTCATTACCATCCTCATCAAGATTGCTCCTCTTCTTCTTCTTGGTATCCTTCTTCTTTTCGGCAATCTCAATCTTGTTATTCTTCTTCTTCTCCTTGAAATCCTTCTTGAACTGAGCGAAATGCTCATCCAAATCCTTAGAGGTGTTAATCTCATCAGGAATATTCTTCATATACTCCTTGAAGGCCATTCCGATAGTCTGGACAGCAGCGGCGGACATTCTTCTGAAAGAGTTTCTGGATAAAACTTGGAAAGGCTTTTGAAGTTTGATAGGCTGTTCTGTAGGCGGGCTTTAGCTTTTGGCTTAGGCTTGCTTTGACTGCGATAGTAATAATTTAAATACATTTTTGTGTCAATTTTTATCTTAATAATCTCAAATTATAACAAATTTATTCCCATAATCCTATAATCCTATAACCCTATAATCCTATAACCCTATAATCCTATAACCCTATAATCCTATAATCCTATAACCCTATAATCCTATAACCCTATAATCCTATAACCCTATAATCCTATAATCCTATAACCCTATAATCCTATAATATTGATTATTATTTTTATGAAGGCTATTGAGAGGCTTGGTGTATTTTCTCATTACCAGTATGATTTCATAAAAAGAAGCCAGATTTCTCTAAAAATTGAAATTTAAAATTTGAGTACATCTTTCTTTTTTTTCAAAAATTTCAAAAGTTTTTTGAAAATTACAAAATAATTCAAGAGATGTACTCAAATTTTAAAATGAAAAAATATTAATATTCCAGTGTCTCAAGAATTGCTGTGGTAATCTAAATATTTTTAGAAGTTTTAATAGATAAAATTATTATATTCGTTAAAATATATAAAAATATCTAATATCTATAATATAGAAACTTTCAGATTGTATTTGTAGCTTATTTTATATCTATTATGGAAGAAGCTAGAAAAATTAATGAATTGATTGATTATGTTTTAGAACTTGCTATTTTTCGCCATCCGGTTTTTTATAGTACTTATCAAACCATACTTGGCCTACTACTTTTGACGCCTGTTCTGATGTTAATTGGTTATTTACAATTTTCTCTCGCATCTCTAAAAAATATTCAAGGCTACTATATTCAAATCCCTCCTCTTTCGTAACCATAGCATATAACATAGGATATCTCTCTTCAAAAAACAAGATACCCTCAATTGATTTTTTCATTTCATTCAATAGCTCCGTGTGGGATGAATGTTTTGCCTTGTTCTCTGTCATATACAATACAATATCTTGAACCATCGCTTTTATATCAGCAGTTTCCATACCATCTTTAACAAAATCAGCAACCTTTCTCCTTTTTCTTTCAGTACTTTCAGTACTCATACTATTTTAAATTAATTATCAATTTTATCTTTATATAATAATATCTATTTTATATATAGAATAATGAAAAAAGAATTAGAATATGCTGAATTAGATTATAACCATAATGTTCCCGTCCCTCCTCGGCCAAAAAATGCCGGATTATATACTGGCGATGTCTTATTTGACAAAAAACCCTGGGGTAATAGTTATAAAATGCCTCCTGCTGAACCTGATGCTGTCGTGTATGCCTCGCATTTTTATGCAAGCCATCACATACCCTCGTATAATAGACCTGGAAATAATCACATAAATACAGATAAATATAAAAAATATACATCAGCCAACTGTAATGATAATTACAATTTCAGCTGTCATACAACAGATATAATATAGAAGCTTGCGAAGCTTACGCAGCGATATCTTGAGCTACAAGATTGGTTGGTTGGATTTTCTTAATAGTATCTTTGTGTTTAATCAAGAAAGTACAGATATACTTATATACCTCATCTACTTGTTCAAAAGATACGCCACCTGTAATTAAGATGCTCCCACTCTCAAACAAAGCCCCGGTAACCTTTTTACAATCACCGACTTTTTCTCCCTTTCCTTTTCCATAGCATTTCTTAGGGCAATAACAAATACCATTCTTTTTTTCATTGCATTTATTCCAGAAATATTCTAGCTTAACCCCTTGATATATTCCAGGTTGAAACGAACACTTGTTATTATATATATCGCTGATAAATAAATTGTGTATCTCGCGTCTCTTTAAGCCGAATGGAACCGCAAGAGAATCGTCGCAATATACCTTGAAATCCGTGTTAATCATCCGAATCTTGAAGTTCTGATATTTCAATTTCAATTCATAATTATCATCGCGGTTATTTATAATGTCCTTACTAATATCATCATAGATATTCCTGATATTCGCAATAATATGATTGACAATAATGACAGTATCCTCAACGACCTTTATTCCAGTTATTTGAATATTGCCATTCTTAAATATTTTTACATTTGGCATATATTTATCGTTCTTGTATATAATTGTAACCTGGTTATCAAACCTATTTTTCTTCATCTTATTTTTTTTACTATTCCTCCTCTTCTTGGGATATGTCCCGCGATTTAAATCCTCGCCATCCTTCATATATTGTGCCCATACAATCCCGTCTGTATCATCCTTATCTATTATTACAATATTTTCAAACAGCATCTTCAAGTTTAAATTAATATCCTCGCCAATATTCGCATTACAAGTTATAGTAGAAACTCTATAATGCGAAAAGTTTATATCCTCGGCTTTCGCCGTAGCCGTAGCCGACGACACAACAGAAACACAGCAATTATTATCAAGACTAGTCATTCTTAATAGCAATAGTAATTTGGGTAATTCACAATATTTATTGTATCAATGTTCTTATATCATTTTTTGTTTTTTTTTGCCTCAATTTTATTATTCATATTATCTGTAATGTTTTTGAGATAGGATGTATTTACAATTTCGTAATTGTATGTAGTGGCTATCATAGGTGGCAAATTTAATAGGTGCGTTTTTTCATTTGAATGATGACCTTTGCGAAATTCCTCAATATTCATAGGACCATTAAAGATATCCAGCAAAAATCTTGAAGGTGCGGGGCGTATCGGGCGAGTGCATCCAAAATGTTTGCTCAACATCTGTATCAAGCTATTTATCTCCCATACTTTGTCGCTCCCACAATGTGAAGAGAAGTTATATGCATTTGCACATTCTAGCGAACAAAAGTTCCCGAACAATATATAAGTATTTGTAGTAATATTATATTTATAAGGCATCCCATATATCCTGTCTTTAATAGAGTGGCAACACCAATAGCAATTATTTGAAGATTTAATAATATTATCATTATAATCTATATTAGTATCTCTATCTCTATCATTATCATCCTTAATCAAATTATCCTGAATCGTATTATAAAAGTTAGTCTCATTTATATAACAACAGTTCGGCTCATATGGCGTCGGGGCTTCGTGTAATTCATCAGTAATACTTATTTTATTTATATCATTATCAGATATCGGCAACTGCAATATAATATCCTCATTTTCCACAACTACAACGTCTTTTACAATAGTATTCATTAAGCCTTTCTTCTTATCTATTGTAGATTTAACATCGCTGTTTTTACTTTTTCTCGGCATTTAATTATAAACGCTTATATTATTTATATGTATTTACAGCTCTATTTGTTATTATCAAAGTAATCTTTGAAATATACTAGTGTCTTTATTAACTCATTATTAACATTATCAGAAGGTTTTTTGGTGTTTTTTGTAAATGTTATCCCGGTCGCTCCCGCCCCAGATGCTCCTCTGGTTCCCCCGGCTCCTGAGGCCTTGCTGCCGATTATACATTTTTCTTTTATTTCTCTTATCTCTCCATTGAGAGAGTTAATAGTATCTATTAAATATTTTATTATAAATACAAATACTATTATTATTATCAAAACAAATAAATCCATAATACTTTAATTATATCAAAGAATATAAAAATAATTGATAGCCGATGGTCTCTTAGCTTAGCTTAGCTGAACTTTAAGCCAGCACCGCCATTAAGGACTGTGAGGACATTTATTTCCATAACATATATAGTAATTTCAAAATTGACCGGATAGACTCTATTTAATATATCAGTATATATTTTAGTGATATATGTATATTTGTCATCATCCTTAACCTCCGTATTTACATTCACAGATAACGAGGTAGTAATTTGCGTATTATCATAAGAACCTGAGCTTATCTGTTTTTCAGGAAATAAAGCGAATGAATAGCAATATATCCCCGTTCTCGGTATATTCGTATGATATTTATGAGGCTCTATGTGATTATAATAAGTAGCGTCATAATCAGCACGTGTTATTTCTCTGTTCCATAATATTGACGCCTTATCTAATATTCCAAGACCCTCGCTATATTCGTGAGACCCCGTGTAATTTGTATAATTATTGAAGTTTTTGACAGAATCGCTTCTTCGCGTAATCCATATAATCTCCTTAATGTGATGATTGGCATTTGTTATATCTATTAGCGTATGATTGGCATTCAATGCAATTGCCTGCGTTTTCTTAACAGTATTAATAATATAATTAATCTGGTTAGTATTCAATAGCAAACTACTTCTTTCTGCACTATCTAAATATACATAGGTACATAATAGCTCATTATTAACATCAAAATTGACATCGCTTGGCTTGACGAATGTCGCAATAGATATAGGTACTGCCGGGAGGTGTGTAGTATTATACATTAGCGGACTCACATAGGTATTCAATATATTACTCCATACCTGATATAATCCCTCAAAAGCATTATCGTTAATATAAATATCTAATTCAACCTCGTTATTCTCTAATTTTAATAACGGAAGCGCAAGCGAGGGATTCTTGGTAAACCAGAAATTGAGCGGAACCTGTATTTTTCTCTTTTTAATACTCGGTGTTTGAGGAGTTTTTGCGAAACTTGATACAGGATAAGTAACATTATAAAGCCTGTTATTTAACACACGATATTTTGGCACGAAATTGAAAGGCGCCGTATATTCATCTATATTCCCTATCAACTTATTATATTCAATATTATCTTTACTCGTGAGTTCATTCCATATATTCATCCATTCGCCATATAGTGTCTCTATATTAACAACCCCTATTTTAAGACGCGCTTCCTTAATATAATTGAAACCCAAATTATTGACCCACCTGAACTTATATATATTATCCGAGTATATATCGGGAATTTTGAATGTCAAAAACATACCCGATAATAAATCTGCATAACGCTTTATTTTAAAATTAATGCGCAATTCAGAAGTGGATGTTTTAAAACCAATATTGCTATCGCCGGTAGAAGTAATAACAATAGTATCCATAGAAAAATTAGTATGTTTTTTGAGAACATATTTATAATAATTAATATGCGGATTTAAGGTAATATATTCGCTCATATTACCCTTCAAAACTAATTGCATCAATCCGCCTCCCATTTTTATTTATACCCTTTATTATATTAAAGTTTTATTAATAGGCTTATATACTCTTATTTTTCAGGATACCTGCGGATACCTACGAATACCCGCGGATACCTGCGGATACCTACGAATACCTACGAATACCTGCGAATACCTGCGAATACCTACGGATACCTGCGAATACCTGCGAATACCTGCGAATACCTGCGAATACCTGCGGATACCTGCGAATACCTGCGAATACCTGCGAATACCTACGGATACCTGCGAATACCTGCGAATACCTGCGAATACCTGCGGATACCTACGGATGCCTACATATCGGCGTATTTTCCTACAAATACCTTCATTTTCTCATATCTTCTGTCATCATTGTATTCCTCTAACTTTTTTTCTGATTCTCTCTTATCTATTATTATAATAGTGGGATATCCAGAGATTTCATATTTATCTATTCTATCCTTGCAATCCTTCATATTATACTTTTTAAAGTCTAATTTATTCCCATATTCACCATTAAGCTTGTCCCATACTCCAGATTTACTGAAATCCTCACAGTGTCCGCAGCCGTCCATATAATAATACTCCATCCTGTATTTTTTATCAGCCGATTCGCCCATAAAAGTCTCCATTATTTTATTTTTATTATATGCGAATAAAACGGCAATAGCCAATAATAAAAATAATATTATTGAAATCATAATAAATATATCGCTTCCGAAAAAACTCTTTTTTGCAGCCATATTAATATCCTACTTGTATAATCTTCTAAATTATTATTAGATAATAATATCATAATTATTAGATATTTCCTTGTATTCTCTCTTTATTCTCTCGGTTTCTCCTATGATATCATAGTCATTATCATTATCATTATCAAATTGTATTATAATTGAATTATAAAAATACGCCCCATATCTATGCATATCTGTCTCTGTATCCGTATCCGCATTTGCGCTAATCTTATTATCAATATACCCCTTGATAAACTTGATAAAATACCCCTTCTCTATTAAAAATATCCTTACATCCAGAGAATCATAATTTATCGCAGCGTCATAATCTTTTAACACATAGCAATCATAATTATTCTCTCTAAGTATATTGACATACTTGTCAAGACTATTATCATCGCACACAATTATAGTTCTATATACAAGATAGTTTGAATATAGCTCCTCTAATCTATTAATTATCTCGCGCGTCATTAATACTTTATTAACTATTATTGTTTTTGCCTTATGTATATTATCCATTTCAAAAAATAACTAAAAAATCTTGTTATATATTAGAATATGAGTCGAATATCAAATGATACATATGATATTTCATACCCCTTACAACTTAACAGTGTAAATAAGCCTAAAGATACATTTGATATGAATGCTCTCAACTTATCAATAAGTGCCGTTAAAAATGCTTATTACGCTGCAAGAAGAGCATCCCCGCCCGCTGCAAGAAGAGCATCCCCGCCCGCTGCAAAAAGAGAATCCTCGCCCGCTGCAAAAAGAGAATCCTCGGCAAAATCCTCGTCAGGATCATCCTCGTCTGCTGCAAGAAGAGCATCCTCGGCAAAATCCTCGTCTGCGTCAGGATCATCCTCGTCTGCGTCAGGATCATCCTCGTCTGCTGTAACAGAAAGAACAGCAAGAACAAAATATAGTAGGGCTGATTTAAAAATAATAAAAAAGTTAGCACAACTATGGTGGTCTAATAAGTTTAGGAATTCAGAAGAAAAAGAATGGTTTAATTTGACTTATTCAGCACTCAGCCCTGAGTCAAAAAGAGAAGTTCAAAGACTCGCCGTCGATGGTTCAAACAAAAAATTTTCAGATTATTACTCGCCACCACGAGCAAGAGCATTCAAACCTGCGGAACCACCCCCCCCGCCTCATTTATGGGGACGTCCTGGTTCAAGTTTCAGAGCGAACAGTAATGGCGATATAATTGGCCCTATACATAGAAGTACGGGCCCTGCAAGTGGCCATGTAAGGAGACGAGTTCATCGCATATAATTATAGTTCTATATACAAGATAGTTTGAATATAGCTCCTCTAATCTATTAATTATCTCATGTGTCATTAATACTTTATTAACTATTATTGTTTTTGCCTTATGTATATTATCCATTTCAAAAAATAACTAAAAAATTCTTATAATATATTAGAATATGAATCGTGGAAGTCAAGAAGAATTGCGCTCTGATATTGAAGAGATGGATAAGAAAGTTAAAGACATTGAGAAGCGTATTAAAGAAAAGCAAAATTAATGGGAAAGTCGTGTTTATAACTTGAATTATACCCCGCCAGGAGTAGTAGGCCAGGATCGTACGATGTACCGGAACCAATAAAAAATGATCTATCCAAATTGTACACTGATATTAAAAATATGAAGAATGAAGCTGCCGCCATTCGTATGAGTATTACAGTAATGAAAAATGAGCTGGAAAGTGTTAAGAAAGCATCCTCGTCTGCGTCAAGAGCATCCTCGTCTGCGACAACAGCATTCTCGTCTGCGACAACAGCATTCTTGTCTGCGTCAAGAGCATTATCGCCCGCAACAAGAACATCCTCGTCTGCGTCAAATACATATGGTTTACGTAAACGAAGAGGGAAAAATCTAGATAATAAAAAAACGCGCAAGTGAACTTATAATATTATAATTATATATTTTGATGTGATAATTTATTTTTATTAGATACTGTGATATATCGAATATTATAATTATGTTATGTAATCAATATATAAGATTATTCATTATAACTAATTATAATGGACGAACAAATCATCAAGATTAGTATAGAACAATTTAGAGATATCTATAATTCAGTAGATGTACCACGCAATATTTTGGATAAAGCCTTAGATATTAAAAATACATATTCGTGTTTCAACTCTTATTATGACCCTAAAATGATATGGGCAAAAAAAATATATAATAATAAAGAGAAGTATAATAAACCTAAGGTTAAATCAAGATTTCACATCATAATACCCGACTTTACAAAGAAATCCGAGCTGAAAAGGTGTTTGATAGGTAATTTAAATAAACTAAGTATTAAAAACAGGGACAGTATCTACGAGAAAATTAAGGAAATTATCGCTGTAAATGATAATAATGATATCAAGGACGATATTTTTATGATTATATGGAATTATATTAAAACGAGCGGAGACGAACTGTATAGCAATATACTCGCTCTATTTGACAAGGAATATGTATGTGCGATGATTGATAAACTCTGGAATAATTACATAAACAATAAGGAATGGGATCCGCCGAAATATATATACGAAAACAATCTTCTGGTATTGAACGACGAATACGATATGTATTGCGAATATACCAAATGGAAGCGTGGGATAAATAATATTAATAAGATATGGATTAAATATAAACGCGAAGAACTGCTAATATTGCTAAATAATATCGCAGATTACGTGGTTAGTATTGTATATAATACCGATATCTATAAATATATTCCGGATATTTTACTGGAACAATTATATAAAATCTTGGCTATCGCTAAATATAATTGTATAATAGATAAAATTAAAAATATAAATATTAAAAACTTGGATAATTCTACTAAGTTTTTTATTTATAATATTATTGAATTATAAAAAAATTATTTCTATATAATAGTATAGAGTAAGAAATAGTACAATGAAAGAGAGTGAAAATAACTTATCTTTTTATAGTAGTGCCATAATCCAAGCAATTTTTGCTATATTATTGTTAATAATCCTCAGTTATATTTACAAACTGGAGAATATGGGGTGTGAATGTTCGGAACACCCTAACAAGGATTTTATCAAGAACTTCACAGTAATAGCCCTCGGTTATTTCATAATAACTTCTGTTATATCGCTTAAATCTATCGCTAAAAGTATGGGATTCGTCGTAGTCCAATTATTATCAATTGCTACCTTCGTATTCTTCTTAATGTTCGTCGTATACATATACTACGCCTTTGATTATGTTAGATATTTAACCAACGAGAAATGCAAATGCTCTGAGGATTTAAGCCGCGATATCATCTCCATAGGTACAATGATATCTCTCTTCCTCTTCTTGACCCTCCTATTCACCATAATTATCATCCCTATCCTATTAAGCACACTAAGCAGCCTATTATCCAAGATAGAAGTATTTGAAGAGGAAGTGGAAGACACTATCCGCAACCCGATGAAATCTCTACGCAGCACCCCTGATAGAATCGTTAGATCCGTTAAAGAAGTCGGCAGCTTTGTTAATAAATCCGCTAAAAAAATAACCAATCTTAGAAAAAATAGATAAATAACAAATAGCTATCTATTTTACAATTTAACCTTTATTTTTATTCATATATCATATAATATGTTAAAAAAATAGTTATTTTCATAATAGTAGTCGTATGTATCTCGTATATCCTTTGTATTTTATATATTTAATGTGCGCGTCCCCTTCTTAGGTCTTCCTCGCCCTTTTAATATCTGGATATCCGCCGTATCCTCTATAATTGAAGTAATCTCTTCATCGCTAACTGAAAGAGTCTCTATATTATTATCGCTATCATCGGTTGATATCTTGCTATGAACGTTCTTAATTATATTATCAATATCTTCATATTGCTTTTTATCGTTAGACTGTGATGCCATACCTCTGGTTTGTGCGTTCATATTTTGTGCATATGCCGGCATATTTGAAGGTACAGGGTCGCTATTTAGAGAACCAAATAGATTACTTACCATATTGAATAACCCCATATTATCGTTGCTTGACCCGCGATTTTGAGACATTTGTGGCATTTGCTGTGGAGCACCATTTCCCATAACATATTGTTTTGCGGCCGCATTTTGAAACTGCTTCATTAATTCGGGATTAGAACGGAGAACATTCTCTACATCAGGAAGCGGTTGTTCTTTAAACATTCTGCTTGTTAAATGGAACATAAAAGCGCTTCCGGACAGTGATATAAAGAGCCTCAATTCGGGCGCCATCTTCTTGCCCGTTGCCTTGTATTTATAATGCAATTCCTCAAAAATATCATCGTAATCATTTATATTTTCATTTACCTGCTCTGACCACCCATCCAGCTTAATAGAAAACGGGTCATATCTCCCATTAATATATTCAGTTCCCGAGATAAATGCCATCAACATTTTTTGCTGAAATCTTACGCTTCCATCCAATTCCTTTTCTCTAATAAGCCTATTGTATTCGGTTCTCATCTCTTCAATATCAGAGTTCATATTGAATTTGAAGGGTATCTTAAATCCCTTAGATTCCATTCTGTCAAGCTGATATATTATCTCTCTCTTTTCATTTATCTCGTTCTTTATTATTTCCTTAGGGCTCAAAAACTTATTCTTATTTTTACTGCCACCGCTTCCACCGCCACCACCGCCACCACCGCCACCACCGCCACCATCGCCACCATCGCTTCCATCGCTTCCATCGCTTCCGTCGCTTCCGTCGCTTCCATCGCTTCCATCGCTTCCTACACTGCTTCCGCTACTTTCATCGCTGCCTCCGCTGGCTTCGCTAATATTATCATCATATATTTTCTTAATCTTGCCGCGACTTGAACTCTTTTTACTCTCATCACTATCGCTCTCGCTTTCTATTCGCGAACCTCTGCCAATTCTATCTTTATTGCGATATATGTTGCCGATATTTTTCATATAGTTCTTTTTACCACCCGACGAACTTCCGCGCGAAGAACCGCCAGAAGACATTGATATAACATCATCGCTTATTTTTTTCCTATTAAACAATTCTTCGTTAATAGCTATATTTGACTGCTTGCCACCACCTCCTGGTATATTAAAACTAAAAGGTTTCTTATTGAAACTTTCTCTATTCAATTCAATTAAATCATCATTTCTATTATTAAAATTTGATAGTAAAGCCATATTATATATTTATTTGGGTATCAAATGTTTATATATCTATTATAATTTTTAAATGTTTATTAATACGCATTCTAACATTCTTACAAAAATAAGTTTCCGTATATTAGCATTAGCTATTTCTACGAGATAGCCACGATAACCAAGTGCCAAAAAATAATTTTCCAGATTTTACATAATATTCAGGGTGAAATTGTACCCCCAATATATCCTTCTTCTTATGATATAATATATCTATCATATCTTTTCTTTTCATTACAGTCTTAATATTATTACCTACTTTGATAACAATATCATTATGATTATACCTATATCTAGTCTTTACAATATCAAAAGGATACCTTATTTTTAAAGGTCTATCATAGTTTCTAATATATCCTGCATCTCTCGTTCTCACATTTGAGAACTTCCCGAATCTTACAGCAATGTATTGCATTCCGTAACAAATTGCCAAAATATGTATTTTTTTAGCGTGTTTAAATATTATCTCTGGAACCTTCGGAGACCTTCTATCAACTATGCGATAATCAGAACCAGATACTATAATAGCATCCAATTTATCTTCCAAATTATTCAATAATTTTGCTATACCTTCTTCATCGTACCAATCTCTAAAACATAATCTTGCATTTCTTATAGATTTTTTAAAACGCATCTTTCTTATATTATTCAACACGCGATTACTATACATCATTATTACTAATATTTTAGGACGCTTTTTCCTTTTCATTATTTTCATTACAGCATATATAACTACTATATAATTTATTATATTTATTTGTAATATCTCCCTTCGTATTACTTCTAATATAGGATACAGCTTGCAAACACGCATCACTCAAATCATCCTTTTTCTTGTTTTCATTAAATATCTTCTTTAATTCCTCGTTATCACTAATATATTCGCGACACAACTCAATACTCAGCATCTTATTATTCTTATATTTATCCCTCCTAAATCCCTTCTTATTCCTCGCCTCTCCGCCCTCTCCCTTACAGGCATTCGCTTCCATATTTATAACATAGATGTGGTTCTTAGTTTTTAAAGAGGCATTGACAAGGACAACATTACCGACCTCCTTGTCCCAATATTTAATTAAACTAAAATAACCGTAGATTATATGCTGGATAGTTTTCATAATGCCGTTTAAATTAGAAGGCTGATTCTCTATCAATACATAATCTATCATATTAATGCCCGTATTTTTTAACCCACCAATAATATTATCCATCTCAATATATATTCTTTCAGATATATCATCAATCCCTTTAATCTCCTTCTTAGACGAAGCCAATTCTATGATACGCCATTCCAATATCTCCAATATCTCAGTCTTTCTTAATATACATAAGGCAAGATTCTTAACCCCGATATCAAAACTAACATATATCATAATTCTAATATCATTATTATATCATCATATCCTTATTTGCTAACTTGTCATAACATTTTAGATACATTTTAGGTCTATGCTTAGGATTCTATTTTTTTGTGATAGTTTTTTGGATTTCGGTTATTATTTTAGGGCTATATGAAGTAATAGTGTAATGCTTTATAAGCACGGAAAGGTCCTTCCAAAATGTATCTCCCTCATATTTAGAATTGTATTTATTAATTTTCTTACATTTTTTATATAGCCATTTGTATGTCTTCTCTAAGTTTTCAGACCTCTTTGATATCTTACTAAGTCTCTGTTCTCTTATTAATCTGCTAATATAGCTTTTCAACTCCTCGCATTTATTATAGTTAGGCAAAGTCTGTCGCAAATCATAAAATTTCATATAATTATACGAGGGACATATCAATAAATTATCTGTATAATCTATAAATGTCGGGTTATTATCTATTATTAATAATCTCTTGCCAATATCATAATTATTTGGTATCTTTATGGTCTTGCTAATTAAAGGTAGTATCTTGGCAATGGATTTCTTTATATCCCCGTATTTATCCATAATACAATTATCGCGCGTTAATAGTGGCCTGTCAAACTTAAAATTATTATGCTTCTCTATTATAGCTATCTCTTTATTCGCCCATTTTTTCTCAGAAGCCGTATAAATATAAAAATAGCTTGATGGATACAGCTTTTTCATAGCATTAATAAATGTGAAAAAATGCGGTCTCACTAATAGAGATTTCTCAGAATAACTTTCATTCAAATATTTATTACATAGCGCCGTATATTTATTTAACCCCTTCATCTTATATTTTTTTACCAATTCAATAATATTATACAAATCACATTGATAATTACAATCACCTATTATAGTTCCATCCAAATCTATTATAAATATATACGGCTCAGCTCTGCCCCTCTTTTCTTCTTTGTTATTCATTAAATCTATTATAATATTATATTAGAATATTGCTTTATAAATAGAAGATATATAAGATAATGGCAGAATCCCATTTATTTAACACTAAAAATATGTCCGCATATAGCCATTTCTCAAATACAATTAATAACAAATATATTGATATGAATAACAGTAAAGAAATAGATATTAAAGTTCCCGATGCATTACTTAAATATTTTAAGGATAAAACGCTCAAATATAATATAGACAAAAGAATATTCTATTATAAGCATATAACGAACAAATTAAAAGATATAAATAATAAACAGTGTCTAAAAGAATACTCTATCAATTCTAAAAAAAATGAAGATGTTCGCGGATACAATATCAATAATAAGGTATTTCTTACAAAAAAGTTCGGTTCTATTAGCAAATACGGGTATATTTATATAGCATCTATTAAAAATGAATTCGGCAAATATCCTATTGCTTCAAAAATTATGATTAATAACCGCGTTAATCTGTTTGAAGCACAGATTAACTTGAAAATAACCGATAAAGTTATTAAAAATATGATATCAAGACATTTCATTCTAACTTACAAAGTTATTATCTGCGACAAAATATCCAATAAAAACTTACCAGATATCGTTCTAAATAAGAAATACTATATTTTATTAAATGAGCTCGCCCGAGGCGATTTGAAACAGCTCTGTAATAGTAAAATATTCCTCAAAAATAACAGCGTGTTATATAATGTATTTATCCAAATAATGTTATCTATATCTACATTTCATCATCTCGGATTTATTCACGGCGATTGTCATTGGGGAAATTTTCTATATCATATGAATTATAATGTTACCAAAAATAGCTATCATCACTATAATATTTATGGTAAAAATTATTATCTAAAATCCTGCGAATACGTTATGTATATTTATGATTTCGGTTTTGCCGAAAAAATCAAATCTGTCAAAAAATCCCTTATTGACGATGACTATAAAAGATTGATAAATGCTTTTAGAAATAAAAAGATAGAACCGCGTTCCTGGATATCTATAGATAACAATCTGCCATCTGATGAAATCGGCGAATATGTCAAAACATTTAGAAAAGCTATTAATAATAGTCGTCGTTCAAGTAGCGGAAGTGGCAGCTATAGTAGTAGCTATGAAAATAATAGCATATATTTAGAAAAATTAACTATTGATACAATTCTGCCAATATTATTAAAAGCCCCCGACAAAATATTTATCACCAAATTACCTGCAAATGCCACGGTTATTAATAAAAACCCCTATTACATCAATAAAAAAATATTAATCAAAGACTAATCGCATCAATGCGCGCATTAGCATCAGCTGTATATTTTGCTGACAATTCGTCAATATATTCAGTCATTGTTTCAAAGCCGACAAATACCATTTCGTCAATCTCCTTTTTAGTTATATGTAATCGCATTCCCTTCCTCGCGAATATTATATTCATTCCGCTTTTTAAAACGAGATTTTGAGGGCGATAATAATTAGTATATTTGCTATCTTGAATCTGCTTTAATAAAACCTCTTTTACTCTTAGAATATTTAATATCGTCATCAACTGCTTTACAATATATATAAAATTTATAGTTTTTACAGGAATATGCTCTGTATTTTCATTATCTTTATACAAAAGCATACCTATTATATTCTCTCGTGGCACATCGGCAAATATTTTTATAGGAAAATTGTTAGTTAATCCCCCGTCATAATAATGATAATCTCCTATATTTATCGGCTTAAACAATAATGGTATAGACATTGAGGCGCAACAAGCCTTATATACACAGACATCGGGCGTTTTCTCAATAGAAAAAATCTCATTTTCACAAGTATTTATATTCGTACAAGATATATACATATTTACTCCGAAAATTTTAGATAATTGCGAGAATGTAATAGTATCTGATATATCATCCGCATTATACTCATCGGGCTCTTCCGTATCCTTCGCGCCTTTACACCTATCTGCATATTTCCTCTTTACTATAATTTTTAAATGCTTAATCATTACCTCTGTATCAAATAAACCAAGTTCTGTAATTAATCTTATGTACTTTTTAATAGATAAAAAACATAACTCATTATCTTTCATACAATTATATAATACCTCTTCCATCTCATAAATAGTTAATTTAAGGGCAAACATAAAACCTATTAAAGAACCTATTGAACACCCTGCAATATGTTTTATATTCTTATGCATATTATTTAAATATAAGTATCTAAGAGCCCCCACAAATATAACACCACGCATACCACCCCCCGATAAAACTAAATGTGTAATATTAATATTCTCAATACTCGCCTCACTCGCTATACTAGTACTCTTAGTACTCATTTTTAAATATATAATATTATATATAATATATCCAAATATCGCACATATCTCTTAAATATTCCTAAATATGCGAATTATATTCTTGGATACTAACTTTATAGTATATAAGAGCCTCTTTAGATGCATTGTTCTCCGCTTCTTTTTTAGTATTTCCAGTAGCCGTAGAAATAATGCTCCCATTCTTGTCTTTGATACAATATGTAAATATCCTAACATTATCTTTTACGGTTACATTAAGCTCTTTAAATTGTGGTACATCCTGTAAAGAATGAAGCATATGAGATACCAGCATATCCTTGTAATTGTTTTTAATTCTAATGAGTTCGCAAAAGTCTATGTAATTCTCTATAATATATATTATCCAAGATTCTACAACGAAATATCCCGCTCCTGAAGAAGGATTTATATTAATATTGGGAATAATAATATTGTCAGCATCTGTCTGAAAATCCAAATAGAGTGCCCCTAAAAATGCCTCAAATATATCCTCCATAATTTTATAGTTATTCCTTCCACCGGATTCTTCAACCTGCTTAGATATAATGGCAAACTTCGGTAATCCTATTTTATCCGACAAATACCCCAACATCTTTCCATTTACTATCTTCGTCCTAATTTTAGATAAGAACCCCTCGTTTTGGTCTGGAAATCTATTATATAAATAATTCGTTACAATCATTCCAAGCAAAGAGTCCCCTAAAAATTCAAGGCGCTCATAAGACATATCTTGAAGAGGAAGACAATCACACGGACAATTTGCATTACTTTTCTCAAAATCAATATTTTTCATAGTACAATAAGATTTATGAACGAATGCAACACGATATAAATTGATGTTCTTTATTTCTAAATCAGGCAAACCATTGCTACTCAGCAATTTATATAAGTCCTCATCGCTTATCAGAATGTTTTTTGAATTATATGGTTGATTTTCAACATCAATATCCATTGTTTTATTATGGATATTATCAATTCTTTTCATCTTAGTTTTATTTATATATCTTGGTTATATCTATTTCTCAAAATATGATTATATCAATTTTTATATATATAAATATTAAATGTATTTTTCTTTTAAATAGAATAAGATAATAAATGAGTTATCTAGCTAATGATATAACAGCCCCCCTAATCCAAATAGATTCGGTTGCTATCGGGTTTCAATTGGACAGCGAAAGTGAAGCAAGAAATATCAATAGTTTAGATTTAAATAAAGATGAATTTTTGGCCGTAGGAGAGAAAACATATATTCCCGGCGATACTTCAAATACTAAATGGTCTCTTCTTGTTAATAGCCAAGGTACTTCCGTAAATGCCTCAAGAAACCTTGCGCGCGAAAGTTTAACTCTGGATACTTCGCTATACGTAGATAAAAACATTCATTGTTCAGGTATTATTAAAGCGGCCGGGTTAGAGCTTAATAATATCAGAATTGACAATACAACAACTATAACAAGCAATTTAATCAGGGAGTTTATCGTTAAAACTAACGATCTCGTGGTATCTCAGCCTTTCCAAACAGGCTACATTACAAATTATAACAACCTCTATAATATCAATTATGATGTTAAAAATGTTTATACTCCAAACTTCGTTACCTTCGGAGGCCATATTGATACATTTAAAAATACACATCCGCTAAACATTGTCACCACTCCTAACAATAAATTCAGCAGTATGCATATTTCTATAAGAAACGATACTAATAATGCCGAAGAACCTTCAAGAATGTGTATTGGTATGATTGGTGGAAGCAATATATCTCCTGCTATTATTTCTACAACACAAGGAGTTCCGCTTGAATTTCACATCAGCACTTCTTCTGCGAGTATTAATTCAGCCTATGGAACGAGGGCATTACCTATATACAACTCTAATAATGCCCCTGCTATGACAATTGATGCAAATAATAATATAGGTATCGGTACAAATAACACTTCGCAAAAAAATTATAATAAAAGGGTTTTTGAAAATAATAGCACAACTACCGTTGAAAAAATCGGTAAATCTAAATTTGAAGTAAAAGGACTATCTACATTTGATGACATATTATTACACGATTACCAAACAAATACCTATAAACATCTTGACGATATATATATTCGCGGAACAGGTGTAGGGGTTCTAAATGCAACACAAATAAATGGCGGAGATTTTACGGATTCTCTATACAGATTTAATAATAATCTATCTGTCTCAAAGATATTAAACGCAGGCGATGCTAATATCACCAATAATGCAACAGTTGGATGTAATTTAACAACTGAATATTTAAAGGTCAACGAACATTCAACTTTTGAAGGAACAGTTGCCTTTAATAATGATGTTAATTTTGACAGCGTCCAAAATATTAATATCAATAATCTTAATATAAATAACGACCTATTCATCAATAATAAGCGCGTAACACCTCTCAATACAAATGATACTTTTACAGGGAACTTTGAAAAAAGCATAGTAGATGGTATCAACTATTTATTTGTTTATGTTAGCAGCAATATCGCTTCTCTTGATGCCAATTGTAATGTAAATTTTCCTAATAAACTTGGAATTGGTCTCACAGATACTGACGGTTTTGATGGTGTCCTAAATATTATAAAGAATGATAGAACAACGAGCAATAATTTTGACATATTACTAAAAAATACCATAGAAAACAAGACATACGTCGCAAATATTGGAAGACTCTCGCGACTTGATTATAACGACAACAGCTTGATATTTAACACGAACAAGGTACCTGGGAAAAATAACAACATATATTTTTATCCTTCAAGCGATTTATCCGCACTTACTTCAAATCGCTATCTTCCAAATATTAAAAATACCCCACCAACGCTATCTTTATTAAATGGCAAGGTAGGTATAAACAAATTGAATCCCGATAATCTTTTTGCACTTGATATTGCGGGTAATATAGCAGCTAACGATTATTATGTATCACAAGATAACAATTTTAAAAGGACCAAGAACTTTGTTTATAATAATGGCAAAAACTTTTTCAATTTATATGATACATCAACTGATAAGTTTTGCATAAATTATAACGAGCTTATATCATTCACTTCGGATATGAGAGGCCTCAATGTTAAAAAAGGTATTAACGCCGATTTATATTATCAAAATAACATATTATTAGAAACCCTCCAAAAAGCGAGTTCAACCGACAGTTTTTACACTAATAAGAATATATCTATAGGCTGGAACGGCGAAGCTAATGTTACGCCTCTTCAAGTTAGAAACTTATACACTAACGATTATAATTATTCAACTATACGCATTTATAGAGGTGTTCGCGGTGGCGGTCTTTTTAATAACGCAGATTATAGTGGTATTGATATCTGCGAATATGACAGAGATATTAATCAAGACAGAAATAAAGAGAAGTGGTTCATTTATAAAAATCATAAATATAATGACCTTGACGCAAGAGATTATATGCGAGTCGGCCCTTTGCAAATCGGATACACCGATAAAACTATTGAGCCCACTTCATATGGCATGTCATTTTATTATGATCCGGTGAGTTCCAAATATCATATAGATGTTAATAACCCTAAGGTATCCTATGAAGATAAATCTGCTATGACAATATACGGCGACCTAAATGTTCACGGAAATGTTAATATTTTAGATAACGAAGGATGCAATTTTAATTTTACTATGAAAGCATTATCATCTAATCTAAAAAGAGTAGACAGATATATAAATTATATATCAGGTAATGGTATTGACACAGGATATTCGGCATCTACAAATAAAATTGCAATGTCAATTGATATTTTGAGACCCAGAGAAAATGTTATAATTGACCCTGTGGAAAATCAGGAGATTCCTGTAATAATTAAAAATATGAATGATGATAATCCGGTAACGAAGTTTATTACTTATTCTAAGAGCAATATTTGCTATTCTATGATAGAATTGGCTATTTACAACAGTAATCTTCAATTAGTAGATGATGACATAGACAAGCAAAACAATATCAGAAATGCCATTCAAATGAGTGTGGGTAATAATAATAGTAACACTTATCTTGATTTTAACGTTTATAACAATGATTCATATAAAAACTTTTTGCGATTTATTAATAGAGTCAGTGATAACGGCGATGCCAATAGTACTATTGCTCACTTGGGTCTCGGTACAGACAAGAGTTCAAATATCCTTTTTCACATTGATGGAAATGAAAAATACGGTCTTCAAATTACCAACAATAAATATCCGGCGTCTATCAATTTATTGAACTCCGAGGGAAAAAATATTTATCATACTATATCAGGCGGTGATCTTCATAACAATCACAAGTTTACTATTGATGTCTCTTCAGCTACTGTAGATGATCTAAATAACGAACCAGTTATGACAAATGTATTCACTATTGATGCGTTTGAATATAATGGAGATAAACGCAGAGGAGCCCGATACGGATTCAACGAAGACTTTGCATCTAACATAAATCAGACCTTTGTAATTAAAAGCGATTATGATACCGTTCCTATGGCAATTACGAGCAGATATAGCTATGAATATATGTTTAATAGTACAGTTAAAATAGATTATGACAAAGTGCTATTTGATATATTGTCATCTAATTGGTCAAATGATTCTAAGACATATTTCAGTTTTTATAAACAGGCTATAACAGAGTTGCCGGCAATAGATGCTAATAATAACGTTATCACTTCTAATAATCTACAAGACGATGGCTTCATATTTAAAGTAGATAATCTAATATCAAGGAATCTATCATATATTACAGTTCATTCTAATATCAATTATCCGTATTTTTTCAGTAATTTAGATATTAATTATATGCCCCTTAATAACCAAACATTTGATATAGAAAACGATAGTGTCAAAGATAAATATGATTTATTCAAGGAAAACAATTTTTCCTTAGTACCACAAGGCATATTTTACAGTAGCAACGACGATATTAAACCAAGCGATATTTCAGAAAAAATGCTTTCCGTAATTGATAGCGCCGTATTCAATGTCTATGATAGTAATATATTATTCAACTATGAATATATAAATAGGTATATTATATCAGATCATATATTTTGCAATATAGCTATTAGTGTTAGTTCAAATATTGAAATAATTGATAATAGCAACTTTTTTAATATCAGCAACTATATAACAACAACTTTTGGAACTGCAAATCAGCCTTTTAATGCCCTTGAAAATGTAATGGAACATACCTATATGGATTATCATCAAAATGCTATTAATCTCAATCTAAAGTTTTTAGAATATTCCAACATATATTTAAATACATATACTACAAATGTTTTGAAATACAATTCTAACATAGCATATGATGGTGTATTTTCTTCCGTTCATACTAATCATTTAAATATTGCAACTTCCAATATTATATTTGAAGAGCTATTTGAATTAAGCACGGCATATCTTGATATAACTTCAAATATTATTGATGACAATAATATAATTTTTAGAACATCCAACTATTCTATTAACAATAATGCCAATGCTATGCAAAGAAATATGGTTATCCAGAAATTTAGTTCAAATGTTTTCCAAGATACCTTTGATATTTTGGGTAATCCTATAAATAAAACTATAGTTATAGAAGAATATTTTAATAACTATTGCAATTATAATTTAGAAGATATCAACATAGGTATTCGCAACTATAACTATAAAAATTATAAACCACATATCTCTTTGATAAATGATGTTGAGAAAAACGATAGTGTTTTTGAAGGACACGAAATATACAGCTATGATGGAGTATTTGAAATAAAATATGCTAATTCCGCGAATAAGCAATTTGTCCCCCTCAAAATTGATAATATAGGTAATATGTTCATTCACGGTGGCATAGATATGAGAGGCGATTTGAGATTTGACGGACACATATACGACGCAAATGGCAATGATTTAATTGAGATACTTAACAAAAATTATTATAAAGAATACGAGATAAACTCAAGTAATATTCATTTTAATTCTTTGGGTTCAAATGGTCTTGAAATTAATTCTTATGCTAGCAATAATCATATTGATTATAAGTTCTTTTATGTAAAAGATTATTTATCTTCCAATGTAATTAATGATATTTTAATATTACATAAATCTGAACTATTAAATAATACATATAATCTTGATTTATATGCGGATTTGTATATTAACTGTAATTTATATATTGAAGGCGAAGGAAATATTCCTTCATTATCAGTATTCCAAAAACATAACCAAAATATTATACAGGTTGCTAATTTGGAACGCGAAGTTATGACAGTCGCCTATGACGGAAGCGTGGGATTAGGCGTGACAGAGCCACAAAGTGCTCTATTTAATATCAGACAAAATAATGAATATACCAATGTTATATCAGCTTCTAATTTGGATCGCGAATTGATGACATTAGCATATGATGGTAGCTTAGGATTGGGAGTAGTAGAGCCACAAGGAGTCTTGTTAAATGTACGCCAGAATAATATAGATATTAATGTTATCTCAGCATCTAATTTAGATAGAGAAGTCCTAACAGTTGCCTATGATGGTAGTATTGGATTTGGTGTTACTCAACCACGAGGCATTCTTTTTAATGCAAGACAGAATAATATCGGAAGCAATATTATCTCAGCATCTAATTTAGATAGAGAAGTGCTTACAGTAGCCTATGACGGTAGCATAGGTTTTGGTGTTACGCAACCGCAAGGAGTATTGCTAAATGCAAGACAGAATAACATAAATCACAATATTATTTCGGCTTCTAACATTGATCGCGAAGTCCTTACCGTAGCCTATGATGGTAGCATAGGTTTTGGTGTTACGCAACCACAAGGAGTATTGCTAAATGCAAGACAGAATAACATAAATCACAATATTATTTCGGCTTCTAATTTGGATCGCGAAGTCCTTACAGTTGCATATGACGGTAGCATAGGTTTTGGTGTTACGCAACCGCAGGGAATATTACTAAATGCTCGTCAGAATAATATAGGTAGCAATATTATTTCGGCTTCTAACTTGAATAGGGAAGTCCTCACCGTAGCCTATGACGGTAGCATAGGTTTTGGCGTTACGCAACCTCGCGGAGTTCTCTTCAATGCTCGTCAAAACAATATAGGCACCAATGTTATCTCTGCTTCTAATTTGGATCGCGAATTGCTAACATTGGCATATGATGGAAGTATGGGATTAGGCGTAGTACATCCACAAGGAGTTCTATTCAATATTCGTCAGAATAATATAGGCAGTAATGTTATATCAGCTTCTAATTTGGATAGAGAAGTTCTCACAGTAGCCTATGATGGTAGCATAGGTTTTGGTGTTACGCGACCACAAGGAGTATTGCTAAATGCCAGACAGAATAACATAAATCAAAATATTATCTCAGCTTCTAACATTAACCGTGAAGTATTGACAGTAGCCTATGATGGTAGCATAGGGTTTGGTGTTGTGCAACCACAAGGAATATTGCTAAATGCCCGACAGAATAATATAGGTAGCAATATTATCTCGGCTTCTAATTTAGATAGAGAAGTTCTCACAGTAGCCTATGATGGTAGCATAGGGTTTGGTGTTATGCAACCACGAGGAGTATTACTAAATGCCCGACAGAATAATATAAATCAAAATATTATCTCGGCTTCTAATTTGGATAGAGAAGTTCTCACCGTTGCCTATGATGGTAGCATTGGGTTTGGTGTAACGCGACCACAAGGAGTATTGCTAAATGCCCGACAGAATAATATAAATCAAAATATTATCTCTGCTTCTAATTTGGATAGAGAAGTTCTCACAGTGGCCTATGATGGTAGCATAGGGTTTGGTGTTACGCAACCACAAGGAGTATTACTAAATGCCCGACAGAATAACATAAATCAAAATATTATCTCAGCATCTAATTTGGATAGAGAAGTCCTTACTGTTGCCTATGATGGTAGCATAGGGTTTGGTGTTACGCAACCACGAGGCATATTACTAAATGCTCGCCAGAATAATGTCGGTAGCAATATTATCTCAGCTTCTAACATTGACCGCGAAGTGCTTACGGTAGCCTATGATGGAAGTATTGGGTTTGGTGTTACGCAACCGCGAGGAGTATTGCTAAATGCCAGACAGAATAATATAGGAAGCAATATTATTTCAGCTTCTAATTTGGATAGAGAAGTCCTAACAGTTGCCTATGACGGAAGTATTGGGTTTGGTGTTACGCAACCACGAGGAATATTGCTAAATGCCAGACAGAATAATGTCGGTAGCAATATTATCTCTGCTTCCAATTTGGATAGAGAAGTCCTAACAGTTGCCTATGACGGAAGTATTGGGTTTGGTGTTACACAACCACGAGGAATATTGCTAAATGCCAGGCAGAATAATATAGGAAGCAATATTATCTCAGCTTCCAATTTGGATAGAGAAGTACTTACTGTTGCCTATGATGGTAGCATTGGGTTTGGTGTTATGCAACCACGAGGTATATTACTAAATGCCAGGCAGAATAATATAGGAAGCAATATTATCTCGGCTTCTAATTTGGATAGAGAAGTACTTACTGTTGCCTATGATGGTAGCATTGGGTTTGGTGTTACGCAACCACGAGGAGTATTGCTAAATGCCAGACAGAATAATGTCGGTAGCAATATTATCTCTGCTTCCAATTTGGATAGAGAAGTCCTAACAGTTGCCTATGATGGTAGCATAGGTTTTGGTGTTACGCAACCACGAGGAATATTGCTAAATGCCAGGCAGAATAACATAAATCAAAATATTATCTCTGCTTCTAATTTGGATAGAGAAGTCCTTACTGTTGCCTATGATGGTAGCATTGGATTTGGTGTTATGCAACCACGAGGCATATTACTAAATGCCCGACAGAATAATATAGGAAGCAATATTATCTCAGCATCTAATTTAGATAGAGAAGTCCTAACAGTAGCCTATGATGGTAGCATAGGGTTTGGTGTTACGCGACCACAAGGAGTATTGCTAAATGCCCGACAGAATAATATAGGAAGTAATATTATCTCTGCTTCCAATTTGGATAGAGAAGTGCTTACAGTAGCCTATGACGGAAGTATTGGGTTTGGTGTTATGCAACCACAAGGAGTATTGCTAAATGCCCGGCAGAATAATATAGGAAGCAATATTATCTCGGCTTCTAATTTGAATAGCGAGGTTATGACTCTGACATACGATGGTATTATGGGCTTAGGAGTAACAAATCCTAATAAACAAAGTAAATTGGATGTAAGAGGTAATATAAATATTGTTAGCGAACCTGGAACCGATTTTGTATATACTATTAACAATCGCGATATTATGAAAGAAACCTGTAATTTTATTTTAGAGACAAGTAATTTTATAGCAACAAGAATAACAAATCTAACAACAGATTTGATTACAGAAAATAGCACTTCTATAAATAAATTCATAGTAGCCAATAAATATAATAATAATCTATTTATTGACGGCGATTTAACTATCAATTCTAATTTAATTGTATATGGCGTAACAACAACCTTGAATACTGATGTATATACTACAGAACAATTGAATATAACAAATACTGGCACAGGAGATGCTCTGATAGTTAAGCAAATTAATAATTCATATAATATATTCACAGCTTCAAATAATAATATTCCTGTTTTTAATATTAATTATAATGGCAAAGTAGGCATTGGTACCGAATCTCCCAAAGTATATTTGGAAATCAACTCAACAGACGGCATCAAAATTCCATGCGGCACAGATATCCAACGACCTGTCGGAGTCAATCTAATCCAAGGTACTATCCGTTATAATACTGATACCAATCAATTTGAAGGCTACGGAGCTGGTAATAACTGGGGAACACTTGGTGGCGTCAAAGATGTCAATAATGATACTTTTATAAGCGCCGAGAGCGAACCGGGTGTTAATAATGACGAGCTACGCTTTATAACAAGTAATGTTGAAAAGATGATTATTACAAAAGATGGTAGAGTTGGGATTGGCAAACAGAATCCTGAATATTTGTTAGACGTTCAAGGAGATATCAGAACAAACTCGAATCTATTTGTAAATTTCAATGTAGGCATAGGTACTACTAATATTTCTAGTTCGTTGCTAAATATATATGGAAAGGCTGCAAATATTAAAATACAAAATCCTCATATTGATAACCCAGTATCTTCTATAGAGTTTATAAATGGCCTTGATAATTCTATACAAAACAATGATTTATTTGGATGGAGAATATCAAATAGCAATAACAATTTTGCTATTTCATCTGGTAAAAATAATCTTATAAGTGATAGCCTAATTATTGACGGCGGGACAGGTAATATAGGTATTGGCACAGAACCTCATACAATATTTGATAACAATGGTGATATTTATAAAATAAATATTAATGGAAGTATCAATATTGAAGGTGATATATATAAACAGGGTGTATTATTCTCACAA